TTTTAATTTAATTTCCATTTTATTCTCCTTTATTAATGCTAGATTCGATTTCTATTTCAAATTTTATATTAAATATTTTACAAATAATATTAATTATCTTTAATGCAAATATTTTTTGATTATTACGTTTTACTTTAAAAATATAATCCAATGTAATAGTTCCTTTTGTAAATGCCATTTATTTATGCTCCTTTCTTTAACCAATCTGGATGATATTGTTTTGCATAATCATTATAAGTCATGTATGGCAATATTCCTTCTTCTCTCGTCCTCATTAGTTGCGGTTCATATCCTTCTATCTCAAAATAAGTATGACAACGGCAATGTATTCTATTTCCTGCCGATAAGTTTGGATCACCTGGATATAATGCTGGTTCTCCTCCTACATAAAAATATCCATCTTCATTTCTTTTCTTACCATCAGCAATAGCATGGTCATATCTTGTTTTTGAATCTTTAGTAGCTGACCATTTCTCCACGCCCATTACTCCATTTTCTTGAGCCTTAATGTATGCTAATGTTTGTCCGGCATTAATAGCAGATATTCCTTCTGTTCTAACTATTCGTAAAGCATCATTAAAAGTAATTGATAATGCTTTTCTTAAATCTCTAGCCATTTCATCGAATGTTTTACCAATAGATAAATTATTTAATAAAGCCGCTCGAATAGCTTTTTTAGCAGTTAATGGATAATTAATTAAAGCATTTTGTAATTCAATATTTTTAGGATTGGTAATATCAAATAGTTGTAAGAATTGAGAAGTATTAATATTACCGTATGATAATCGTAATCCAGTAGCATTATCTATTGCCCATGCATAATGAAAAAATGATTCTTGATATTGACTAGGTAATAAATATTTAATCTCTTTTATATTTGCCTTAATAGCTGGATCTAATTTCTTTAATATCTGTTGTTCCATTGTAATATATTTATTATATCTAGTCATTTCTACTTTTGTTAATTTACCATTAATAGCATACTTATCATAAATAACTTTCATTTCAGCATAAATTATATTTAAACTATCTCTTAATTGTTTTTGAATTAATTGTGAGTATTTTTGTTCTCTAGCTAATAAATAAGAAAATGCTTGTTTTTCTAATTTACTTAATTCTGACATTTATTAATTTCCAAAGTATTCATATTAAATGTTACCATCATATCTGAATATTTTCTATTCATAACATCAATAACATTTAATGCATCTTCATTACTTTTAAATTTAATTGCTAAATCAAAATCATTTGTCCAATCATTTTCTTTTTTATCATCATTCCAATACAAATAAATGGTATGATCATTTTCATTATGATAAATAATATAGTATTTCATATTAAAACTCCTGGATTTAAAAGATTAATAATAATTTTCATTCTATTTGAATTTATAATAATATCATTACCTTTTTTTATTTCTTCAACTTCTTCATCGCTTAAATATCTTGAAAAATTCTCAATAAATAAAGCATTTCTAGTTTGAAGATCATTTAATAAATAGTGATCTATAGAAAAATTATTATTTAAATTTCTAATATCAATCGTATTATTAAAATAATGTAGCCTAGAAAAAGCAATATTAGATACTTTTACTTTACAATTTTTTACTTCCAATAATAAATCAAATGCAGCCGATGACATATCCCAATTACAAACAATAGTAAACCTATCGGGAAATCTATTAATATAATCAACTAAATTAAGTTTATCTGAAACGCTTCCACCGTTTGAAGACATATATAATATTATATTTTCTGTTTCTGGTATTTTATCTATATCTAATAATAATTGTTTTATAGATTCTTTATTTATTTCTGAATCAAATGTTATTGCTTTCATTTGTTCCTTCATTGGCTTCATTAGGCGTTTCTTCTATATTAGGAATAACCTTAACCTGTTCAGAGCTGTTAAATCTCATTAATTCTTCTTGTTCTTCCATTTCATATTGTAATTCTTTTTCTACATCAGGTATAATTTCTTCAGGCATAGTAGAAACTATCGCCCTTCTACTAAATCCAGCATTCTGCATAACAAGGGCATTATTAGAAAAATCAATAGTATTTAATGGTTTGTTTCTCTTGTGATTAATCGTTACCATTTCAACAATACCATTAATTCTTTTTAATTTAGTTAAGAATCCAGTAATTAATTCAATTCTTCTATATAATCCGGTATCAAAATCGGCTTCAACAGACGACACTAAATTCTCAAAATCAAATAATAATCTATCAATGGCAGATCCTGATAAAGCTCCAGTCATTTGATTAAAATCTGGTGTTTGCGATTGTGTATGAATCTGATCGTGTAATTGTTTTCCAATATGCTGAATAAACGAAACTGGAATATCTTTAGTCAAGAATTTTATTTCAGCGTCTTTATCCAGATGTTCAAATACTCTTCTTTGTTTTAAGAATTTTAATGCCCATGAAACTTTATTTGGATCTTTCTTGTCAATAGGATTAGTTAATCCAAATTTCTTCATTATTAAATAAGCAAATGCGAATCTATCAAACTCATTCATTGAATCGCTAAATAATACATCATAAGCATCAATCAAACCTAATATATTTTCAATTAATGATTGCTGTTCATCTCCTAAATAAAATGCATTAATAGGAATATCATTAAAATAATTCTTTTGAGGAGCTCCATTACTTTCTAATTTCCATATACCGTTTTCATTGTCGCGCTTCCTAATATATAACTCAACTCGATCTTTATAATAAATTTCTACAGAATAATTATTATCATCTCTCTTATAATATCTGATGCCAATTTTTATTTTTGGCTCTGGACTATAATCGTATAACAATATCATTTCTCTAGGATCAACGGTAAAGAATCTTGGAATTGCTTTTATTGGCAATTCTTTATTAGTTATATCTAATTTGCCATCTACATATAATACTTCAAACGATTTACCAAATATTGCTATATTTCTTGCTGCTCTATTTGTTTTAATAGTCTCATTATTTTGATCAAATACTATTTGTAATTGGTTTACATATTTCTTTTCTATTGGATCTTCTTTAATTTCAATATCATTACTTTCGGCTTCTATTTCATTATCAGTCTTTTTAATATTAGGTTTATAAGTAATATAAGTTGGACGCCAACCATATCCAGTAAAAGTATTAATTACTTTTCTACCATATGAAATAGTTATTTTATTATCGGGATTATTAGGATCAGGCTTTTTGCGCTTTAATATAGTAACATTTTTTCCTTTATAATATTCCCATAAATCATTCATATGAGGAACTTCAGTAACTTCGTGATTAGTAATATATTTTAATATGTCTTCAGAATTTAATACTTCTTTTTCTGTTTTTAAATACCCCATAATTAATATTCCTTTTTATGTTTATAAATCTTCTTTTCTATAAGATCATTATTATTTCCAGATATATCTATAATTACTTTTTCATATCCTTCACAATTATCTGGACATTGCCTATTCTCAATATAATAAATACAATTTGGTTTATGAACATTTATACAATCTAATTTATTTGCCATTTTTATTCTCCTTTGATATTTCTGGTATATTAATTGTTTCTAATACATTTTCATTATATCTCATAGTAGCAATAATTTCTTCTTCTATAATTCCTTTTATTTGATATAATGATTTTCTATCAACTTCTCCATGCAATAATATTTTATTAATAGTAGTTAATATTAACCATTTTACATTAAAATCAATTTTTGTCATTTTATTTATTCCTTATAATCCAAGATCATCTAAAGACCAGCCATCACCATCATCAAAATAACTGCTGCTTTGATTTGCCCAAATATATTCCGTCCCATATCGTAATGCCGCAATAGGATCATCATCTATTTCGACAAATGAATCTAATGCAATTCCATCTTTATCTTCTCTACGTTTAAAACTTTGAATTGTTCTTGCTAAATTAGGGCATTTATCTCTATTAATATAAATAACTGGAATAGAACATAAATAATCAATTCCATATTTTAATGATCCTGGCCCTTTCTTAGCAGGAGTTACTTGAAACCCATTTCTATTCCATTCCTCAATTCTATCAGGTTCTGCGCTATCAGCAGTTATTGGATATGCATAAATACTAGAATCTTCAGGAAAGTAATCTTTTGTATTTTGCATAAAATCTGTATTTGTCCAATGCTTTCCATATAATTCATCAAATACATATAAAGCACTTTGCTCTTTATTTTTATGATCTTCTCTAAACCCACCACGTTCTATAACTGAAGCATGAACATAACCATAATCCATTCCAGTAAAAACATTTTCTAAATCTTCTTCTTTATATGGAAATTCTTCATCAGATAATAATACATAATTACTAAAAACAATATTTCCTAATGTTCCCCAATTACCCAATACATATACGTCATAATAATATTTATCAATATCTTTGAATTTTAATAATTGTTTCTTTTCTTCTTCACCATAAAATCTATTATCTAAATAAGTTGTTTTTAATATTACTTTATTTATTTTTTCTTGTATTATTTTTGGATCTGTATTGTCGCTTTCAAAAAATAATGTCCCTTCTTCAGGGTTATCAAAAAACCTTTTCTTTATCCAACTATTAGCAGATATTGGATTCATTGATCCAGTAAATCTTTTTGCTTCAGAAGTTTCACCTCTAAGTCGAACATAATTTAATTGAAAATAATCTCGTTCATTAGCATTAGTAAATTCTTCAAACCTAATATGATTAATTGGTCCTTTTGAAGCTCTAATACCTTTTATTTTTTCTAGTTCGTTTTCGTCTTTACAACCAGCAAATAATATTTCATTGCCAGTTTTTAGAAACAATATCCTTTCACCGCCACGGGAATAATTTATCTTAAAATATTTAGATAATTTGTTATTAAAATATTTATTATCAAAATCTTGTATTACTGAAATTAAATCTGCAAATGTTGTATTATGATGTGATGCGGCAACTTTATGCATTATTAATTTATTACATTCTTTTTTACTTATTATTTCTAATATATCTCTTTGCGCTAAAAAATATGATTTACCAGAACCACCACCACCATAAAATAATTCTTCTCTAGCTCCAGATTTTAAATATGGATAATATGCTTCATTAAAAGCAGATTTAGGAATTATTATTTGTTTAGGTTTCTTTATTTTTTGATTATTCATTAATAAATTACTAACTTCCTTCTATATAATAGCATTTATTCTATTGAAATCATAAATGGTTCATCGTCTTTTAAATTTCCTATTTCTAAAGATTGTTTTTCTGACCAACCTTCTCCAGGGAAATCTTTCTCTGGTTTTCTATTGTTTAGGAAATATTTTACTGCTTGTATTTGTGGTGGATTATATTCTTTTACTGTTACTTTTTCTACATGAGCGCCTAAATCTTTACCATCAGAAACTACTAATGCTTTCTGAGTATTACTATGAAATCCTATAGCTAATTTCATTAAACTTTTTTCTACTAAAACATTCTTTAATTCTTTTCTACCTTTATTAATACTTTCTTTAAATGACGGGTAATCTCTCTTCCAATGTATTCCTGTTGGTTCTGTAATATTTAATATTTCATATATCTCTTTATTTTTTAATCCTTTAAGAGCTAATTTATATGCTATTATATCATATTTTGAATCATATTTACTATTATAAGTAATATTAGATTCTTCATATGAGGATTTGGTTGATTGGACCTTTAATATTTTAGTTTTTCGTTTCATATAATAATTATATATTTATTACTATTGTTTATAAAGTTTTATTATATTCTATCATATATTTTTGATAGAGTAGAAGATTGTTTAAAAGATATTTCTATATTTGAGTGCAATAGAGAATCTATATTATTAATAAATCGTAACTCCCAATCATTTAAAGTTATATGTTTTGTTTTAATAGCGGATTTAATTGTTTTAATTTTATTATTCCATGTATCTATTGTTTGTTGACTAATCATATCATTCTTTTTATACCATTGGCATCCCAAGCTTCTTTAAGTTCGTAATCAATGTTATATTCTATAGTTGGTAAAATAACTTTTGTATTATGTATAATTTTAAATGTTCTAAAAAATGTTTTAATAATATCTTTTAACGAATGATTTAGAATAATTATTACTTGTTTATCATTTTCAATTATTTCTTTATATTCAGGAATATGTATAGTTATTTTCATTCTTTTTCTTTTCTAATAATTAATTTATCAGTATATTCTATATTAAAGTTTATTGTAAATTTATATAAATTATCTTTAACTGGTTTACTAACCATATCATTTAATAATTTAGCATTTTGATCTATATTCCAATGAATTAATTTTACGTTTTTATTATTTATTTTATCTATAAATCTTTTTAAAATATCTAATAATTCTTTTTTATCAACTTTATTCATCATAATAGCCATTTATAATGCTCCATATGAAGCGGCAATCATTTTAATCATTTTTTTAACAGTACCATCTATATCAGTAAAAGAATAATCTCTACAAATAGTATGTAATAATGATTCTACGCAAACTAATGAATCTATTCTAAAATCGCTTGTTAATTTATAAGTTAAGGCAATATATTTTTCATTATCAATTACTTTTGTAACTATTTCTGGATATTTAAGCATTATTTATCCTTATTAAAAATAAAAGCAATTTCAAAAAATAAAATATCTATTGCTATAGATATTCTTTTATTATCAAAATTATCAATAATTATTGTAGGAAGAATAAAAAGAGTAAATCCATGTTTTGAAACATCTGTAATGCATTTTATTTTCATATATTATTCCGATACCGATAAATGACTATCTGAATATACTTTTATTAATATTAATCCGTTTATTTTATTTGGCTTTTCAAAATCCTTACTAATAAAAATATTATTATTTCTAATAGAATCCCATAGTTCGCGCCATTCTTGTTCAC